TACAACGAAAGATATAGACCCCTATCCAGAGAAGAAATGCAACAAGAGTTTGGCTACAACGAACTACATGAAGCATTAGACGAAAAGCTAAACAGAGTGCCTACATCACAAGTAGCTTACGGTAATTTAGTCGGTACATCTAAGTGGTCTAGAAACAACACTACAAGAGTTGCCCTTGGTATATGCCTAGGTGATAGTTCCGTTTTCGTCGGGACTAGAGAATTACAATTTATACCAACAGACGAAATACAGTTTGCATGGGGTGAAAAATGAGAGATGAATTTGGCGCATGGGCAAGAGGGACTACGTTCCTAAGTCCTAACTCTAAGTTGTATAAAATGCCTGATATTATTGTTTCAGCAATTACGACCAATGTTATGTTGAGTTCAGCGCAAATATTGGCTGTAAAAGTCGCAGCTTACGCTATCTACACTGCTGGTACAATGTGGGCTTTGAAGCAGTTAGCACCTAAAGTACCTGCACCTTCTAGTCCAGACCTAAGCAACCGACTACAGCCAGACTCACCAAAGCAGGTGATCTACGGTCGTACCCGTGTTGGTGGTGCTGTTACTTACATCGAAAGTGTTGATGATAGCAGTACTTTGATGCAAATCATCTGTATTGCGGGTCACCCTGTCGAAGAGATTGAAGACATTTATGTCAACGACACACGTGTTGATAAAGCTAATGTGGGAAGTGGGTCTGTTTATGGGGGGTTCATTGACCATCCAGACTGGAAAGATGGCACATCATCAAAGGTTGCTGTATTTAAAGGTAATGGATCAAACAATACCACTGCATTGAACCAATTATTTTATAGCAAGACAGACAACTCAACAGATGTAAACTCAACTGACTTTACTGGCAACGGTTTATCGTTTTTACAAACTCTTTTTTACTACAATAAGGACGTATTTACCAACGGTATCCCTCAGATCAACGCTATCGTAAAAGGACGTAAGATATATGACCCTCGTAAAGATAGCACATCTGACGCTTATGATGCAAGTCTTGGAGTATCCACACACAGAAAGACTACTGAGTCCACTTGGGAATATAGCAATAACCCTGCGTTATGTATTCTAGACTACCTAACTCAAGATCATGGACTTAATGTTGGCTATGATGAAATTGATGATGTAGAATGGGCTACAGAAGCTGACATCTGTGAAGAACAAGTTATAGAGTACTCAGAAGGTGAAGCTGTCTGGATGAATGATCGCTATAATCTAAATGGCGTATTCACACGGGACATGGCACCTAACGAGATTATCCCTGCCATGCTGTCGTCTTGTGCAGGTTCTTTGTTCTACGCTCAAGGTAAGTGGGTTCTACGTGTAGGTGAATATCGTACACCTATCAGTCCAGTGTTTGACGAGAGTGACCTACGTGGTCCTATATCTATAGATACTAAGACTTCTCGTCGTGATCTATATAACTCTGTTACAGGTAAGGTATCCGCTGAGTTTGACTTTACTGATCCAAGCACAGCCTCAGAGATAGACTTCATACCTACCGACTACCCAATGGTAACATCTTCTGTCTTAGAAGCAGAGGACGGTGGAGTAAGAAATACACTAGAACTCCCATTACCATTTACCACTGACTTACTTCAAGCACAACGTATAGCTAAACAAACCTTATTTAGAACTAGGGAACAAATTGTTGTTAATGCTAGGTTTGGCCTTAAAGCATTCCAAGCTAGGGTTGGCGACAATATCAAACTAACTAACTCACGTATGGGTTGGAATGAGAAAGTCTTTGAGGTTGTATCGTGGAAGTTTGCTTATGGTGAAGGTGCAGCCCTAGAGGTTGAACTGACACTGAAAGAGAACTCAGAAGCCGCATACGACTGGAATGCAGAAGCTAGTGTCTTCTCAACTAACAATACGACACTGCCTAGGTACAACTATGCACCTCAGCCGACTTTTGATGGTACACCTACTACAGAGGTTATCATTCAACCTGACGGTACTACAATCGCTAATGCAGAGGTAGCTTGGACTGTCACTGATGATGCTTATGTAAACGACTATGTACTAGAATGGAAACGTACTGGTGAAACAGATTATCAGTCGTTGGTAACCACTAACCTCTATTCTAGGATTACTGGTGTTGAGGTAGGGGAAACATACAACCTACGTATTAGTTCTCGTAACAGACTAGGTATACAGTCTGATATTTCTACGACGACTGTAACTATTGCACAAGATACTACAGCACCTTCTGCACCTACTGGTGTAGGTGGTTCTGGTGGGTATAGGTCTAACTTTATATCTTGGGTGAACCCAACTGACAATGACTTCAAAGAAGTTCAGGTTTATGTAAACACTAGTAACACAACGTCTGGTGCTACTTTGTTGGGATCAACTGCTGCAACAGAATTTGTGCATGGTGGTCTACCAGAAAGTACTACTAGATACTACTTCCTAAAGGCACTAGACTTTACAGGTAACCCCTCTGGATTTTCTGCTGGTACAGGACCAGTTACAACAGAAGCTGATCCACAGGATGGTGTAGGTACTGATGGTGAAGATGGGGATACTGTGGCTACTGGTCGTGTGTACTACCAGATATTACAGTCACCCCAGCCCTCTGCACCCAGTGCGACAGGTTTTAACTTTTCAACTGGTGAATTGACAGGTCTATCGTCTAACTGGTCGCAAACCCCACCATCAGTGGAAATAACTAACACTAGTCTTTATGAGTGGTCTACTACTTTTACAGCAACAAAAGATGGGGTAACAGGTGTTGTATCTGTTAGCTTTGGGACGCTTACTAATGTTATTCAGGTTACTGCGACTATCCAAAGTGACAACTTTCAATCTAATGTTCAAGGTTGGCAAATTAATCGCTCCAATGATACAGCAGAGTTTGGTGCTGCTTTTATTCGTGGAACGCTGACTGCTAATCAAATCCAGATCGACAATGTTACTCTAGACAGTGATGGCTCTGGTAATCTCATCATTAAAGATTCTGGTGTTACTGGCAGTAAAATTGCAACGGGTACTAGTGGTGTAGCTACAGCTAATGTTGTTTCACGGTCTATCACTGACCAAAAGGGCTACCAACCTAGTTCAATGACATTTACAAGTAGTGGATCTACTACACTTGGTACTTTTACTACAACAGAGGCCAGTCAGTTTATACTAGTAACTGGTGCCGCAAATATTTATGGGTCAGGCACAGGTACATCTTGGAGTTTGGCACTCGATGTAGACGGATCACCTGTTGCTATTTTTACAAACAGTACCCAAGATGATTACGCAATCTATAATGATCTAAGATTTGGTGTGTCTGCTGGTGCAAAAAATGTTGTTTCCAGTGCTGGGAGCCATACCCTTAGTTTATCTTATGCCATTCAAAGTGGAAATAGTATAAAAATGACATACCCCTATTTTGCTGTAACAATTTTAAAGAGGTAAGTATGTACGCTTTTTATGAAGAAACAACTGGTAAAATAATATCTATAGTTGACTCAACAGATATGCCAGAAGCCCCAGATGGTTATGGGTATGTAGACTGTGAATATAGTGTCGATGAACTATATAAGTATGAAGTTGTATCAGGTGTTATACAATTAAAACCTCAATCTGAAATAGATAATATTGAACAAACTGAGGCATGGTACAGGTTAAGAATAAAGAGAGATCAAATCTTATCTCATTGCGATTGGACACAAGTACCAGATGCACCAGTAAATCAAACAGAGTGGGCCACGTATCGCCAAGCCTTACGTGACCTACCAGAAAACACAGCAGACCCTGCCAATCCAACTTGGCCTACACAACCAACATAAGAGGATATTATGGGATACCAATTAGGAACACGTAGTAAACAAAAACTTTCGGGTGTTCATCCCGATATGGTAGCAGTAGTATCACGGGCGATTGAGTTGTCTGAACAAGACTTCTCTGTGCTTGAAGGTATACGACACATCAATCGTCAACGAGAACTAGTGAAGACAGGTAAGTCAACCACTATGAACTCACGGCATCTGACAGGACATGCAGTAGACTTAGTGCCTTATCCTGTGTCGTGGGACTGGGAATACTTTTACCCTATCGTAGACGCAATGAAAGCAGCAGCAGAAGAGTTAGGTATTGAGATTACCTGTGGTGCAGACTGGAAGAATTTCCCTGATGGTCCACACTTTGAGTTGTCTTGGGAGTCTTACCCAAATGACTGATCAGAATGAATCTTGGCACTTATCTAAGAGTGTCCCTATCTCATTTATTCTAGCAATAGTCATGCAGACAGTATCCTTAGTCTGGTATGTTTCTAGTCTTGATTCTAACGTAGAATCTAACACAAGAGAAATAGCCAGACATGAGTTACGTCTTATGGAACTAGAGAAACTTACTCAGTCACAAGCTGTCATGTTAGGTCGTATTGACGAAAACATAAATTCTATTCGTAAGTCTGTAGAAGCTATGATGAGAAGTAGAGCTAACTAAAACCCGAAGTCATTATGCCCGACTATTAGGGGATGGTAAATGTTAGACCCAGTTACGATTATCAGTGGTGCTACAGTCGCCTTTAATGCCTTAAAGAAGGGTTTTGCTGTAGGCAAGGACCTACAAGAAATGGGCGGTCAACTAAACCAATGGGCTTCTGCCATGTCAGACTTAGGTCAGGCAGAAAAGAAAGTCAATAACCCACCTTGGTGGAAGTCTCTTGGTAGTGATGTAGAACAAGAGGCTATGGCTGTTTGGAATGCAAAGCGTAAGGCAGAAGCCATGCGTGAAGAATTACGCAGTTATATAAGTTTTGTTTATGGTCCATCAGCATGGGATGAACTAGTGGCTACAGAAGCAAAAATACGTAAACAAAAAAGAGAACATGAATACCGTAAAGCTGAACTACAAGAGGCCATAATAACTTGGTCACTTACTGGCCTCATCTTGCTTATATTCTTTGTTGGCTTAGGTTTTCTAGTTTACACAATGAGATGATTAAAAAAGTCGGTAATAAGTATATAGTCTACGGTAAAGACGGTAGAATAATCGTAATGACTTCAAGCAGACGAATAGCGGAGAGATTAGATGGTAGTTGACTTCGATGTTGATGGTGACGGTAAGGTCACACTAGAAGAAATAGCTATGAAAGAGCGTATGCTTGAAGTAGAGTTACGTGAAGAAAAAGCTGAGTCACAGAAGTTTATGGCTTGGGTAGCTATGGGTATGATGATTATCTTTACGATATTTCTATTCACACCTATCATGTCAGACTCACGTGTATCTGCTTTAGCTGATCTACTAGGTCTATTCTACATTGCACAGACTGGTGTTGTTGCAGCTTACATGGGTGCTACAGCTTACATGGCTGGTAAGCCTATGGGTAACAAAGTGGCTATGAGCAAATGAGATGGATAATCCTAACACTACTATTATCTAGTTGTGGATTAACTAGTCTAATTCCCACTGGTGGGACTAACGTAGCTGCTAACACACAGGTAGGACAAGAGAACTACCAAGGTGTCACTACAAATGTTGATAGGTCAGTTAAGCCTGTCCTAAGACCAGAAGGTCCCGTAGAGAACGTACAACAGGACAACAGTGTGACAAACATATCTGAACTAGACCCCCTACTACTAATTCTCTTAGTGCTTGGGTGGCTTGCTCCTAGCCCCTCAGAGATAGGTAGGGGAATAATTAAACTATTCCGACGAAGAAGAATAGAATACTAACCCCCAGATACTAAAGAACCCCCTAGGTTAATTCCTAGGGGGCTTTTTTGTGTCTACTCTTCTGATAGACCTAGTTTTGTCATGCACATGGCTGTACCTTCATACAGCATTTCTATGTCAGCCTCTGCTTTTGTAATCTTACGTAGGCAATATGCATTTGCCAGTAGACTAATCAGCAGGATACCTTCTATTACGGTCATTTACGCTCCTGTTGTTGTATTAGTGCTTCTAGGTACCATCGGGCTTTCTTCAAGTCCTCGACACCATTCTTATATCGCCATCGGTGTAGATACTTAGCTACATTCCCACGGTAGTACCCTGTTAGTTCCTCGTCTGTCAGGAAGTCTTTGATGTACTCAATGCACTCAATAGAACCTGTACCGTAGTGTGCAGGGTTGTTTACATTGTCACGTTCTTTGGATCGTTGTCGTTCCTCTTTTGTCATTGGGGTTATCATCGGGGCTTCACTCCAATCTTGTTCCATAAGGGATGTCCAATACCTGTTTTGAGTTGTCACAGTTTCTCCTTCATAAACACCTTAACCCATTGGGCGCAGATGTCTGACCTGATGATGTCGTCTACACCAAACTCAATGATTGGTACAGGCAACATATGCTTCTTTGCTAGATGGATCACCTTCGACAAACCGTCTGTCTCTTTCAAGTCAGACTGTTGCGAATCACCATTAAGCACAATAGTAGTACCTTCTCCAACCCTAGTCAACAACATTTTCAACTCATGTGTAGTTATGTTCTGTGACTCATCTACAATTATGAAGGCATTATCGAAGCTACGCCCACGCATAAGTGCAAGAGGTGCCATCTCAATGTTGCCATTCTTGATACCAGTTTCGACTGTACCTTTTCCAAGATGCTTCTCCAATACGTCTAACACAGGTAATGCCCAAGGCATTGTCTTCTCTTGTAGGTCACCCTTTAGGTACCCAAGTTCTTTACCTACGGCAACGTGAGGTCTTGTGATGACGATCTTATCAATTTCTTTCGTCGTGTAGAGGTCGGCAGCATAAGTTGCAGTAACATACGTTTTCCCAGTCCCCGCAGGACCAAGGATAAAGACTTGTTGATATTCCCGAAGAGCATCTAATAGTTCCTTTTGTTTATCAGTCCTAGGTAACAACCCAGAAGTCTTTTTCTGAGTTGCACCTTTGTAATTAGTTTTTC